AATTTATTTCAAACCCACAAACAACCAAACTAAAAACATTGCCCCACCAACACACCAGGCTGCTATCTTACCTTTGCGTTGTTGTTTCGTTTCTTGTTTGCTTATTACTAACAGAGTGCTATCGGTTACGTTCTCCGCCTTGTAACCAACTATTAAACTATCCTTAATTGTTGAAACATCAACACAACTTTGAAACGCATTAAATAACGCAGCATAACTTGAATCCTTTACATTGATTATTTCATCACATAACACGAATACTGTGTCACACTCTTTTGGCAACGTATTACGCAGTTTCTTCATCAATGCTATGTTAGTGTTGGTTAATGATATTTCACGTTGTCTAATCGAATCTTTTGCGTTAACTGCAACTTGCAGTCTTCGGTTAACTGATTCCAACTGGTTTAACAATATTGCCTGCTCAATACCGAATTGTTTTTTCATTAGTTCCGCTTCTAATTTGTAGTCAAATGGGATAGTTTTCGGTTTCTCCTTTGCGCAATGATTTAAGCCGATTATTAATAGCAGGCATAGTGCTGCGAATGTGATTAGTTGGTGTTGTGGTTTCATATTGTTGTTGTTAGCACCCATCCCCATCAATAACCGCAGTTGTTGTTGGTTTTTCGGTTGTGAATTTAGTTAAGAATTTAGTATTAATCAATAAAAACGTAGCTGCCAATCCGCCCCAAAACGCTTGCTTTAAACTGATAAGACCTTGCGTTTCTGCGAGTGCTAAACTTGTTTGAATGAAAGGCAATAGAACGTAGATTAAGTAGTCTGCAATCTTTTTTAACTGCTTGTTGTCTGGGCTGCGGTATTTTTGTTTTAGATTCATTTTGTTTGATTTCGATATTAATAGCGTATATCTATAATTAGGCGAAATTAAGCAATTCCATACACATATCGTTTTCAGACATAAATTCCTTTGCAAAAATTGTTTTGTATTCTTGATGATGAGAATGTTGATGGTGCAATGGGTAATGGTCATCTTTATAATTTACATTATATTTTACTCTACATTTAGGGCAATACTCAATGCATTGAATTACTTCAACATAATAACGAACGTGCCAACCATAACCATTTATGCAATCACGATAACCAACTAATAATTTTACTTGCAGTTCTTTTTTTGCCAACTTAGATATAACTTCACTTAACAGCATATTGTCCTTATTGATTTGTTCTTTGTTTGCTATTTTTTCCATATCAATTAATTATTTCCCATTCAAATTTAGCCTTAATATTCCATTCGACCAAAGGCATTATCAAATCTACTTTATCTTTGCGCCTAAAATAAACGTGGTCAATCTTTCGACCACCGATGACAATGAAATCAATCTTAACAAAGGTTATTACCTCGTTACCATTAGTGTAGCGTGTGTTGCGTGTCATATGATGGTCATTTTCCAGTTAGTTAATTCGTAGTGCGGTAAATCTTTAAACGATTTAAAGTTGCCACCCCAAGTTAGCTTATTGCTTACCGATTGCAGCAACTCCCAAAATTCTTTAAAGTGCTTTGCAGAGTAGTCAAGTTCACGTTTACCAACCTTTACAAAAGCTATATCGAAAGCACGAGATGGATAATAATTGTGCGGTGACTGACCTGCTCTGGCATTAGTAATCTTTGGGCGCTTATGAAAATACACTTCCTGCATTGCATTGTTTCTATACGTGCAAACAATGATTACGTGAACATCGTTGTGTGCAGCGTTAAATTGCGCTTCGGCTTTCTTATATGCGTTGGCAAGTGTTGGATGCAAGTCCTCGATTAATCTCGATTCGTATGGCTTGGTTTCATCTTTTGGTTTCATATTGTTTTGTTTATTACAATAGCATTCGTGTATTTGATTTGAGCCATAACACGCACAACTATTTGTTTTCATAGGTTGTCTATTTCTCGTTTAACTTCTTGCCAATATTTCCATTCAATGTCAGTTGAATCATCATAATGGTAATGTATTGCTTCACATATTTCATTAACTGCTATCAATGCACATTGTTTGGCTTTATTATTCATTTCTTTTTTCCAGTCTTTATAGACCTTTGTATCTGCAAATGGTATTTTGCCTAAAAACTTTTCTACTAATTCTATTGCTTTCTCTTTTGCTTCCATCTTAATCAATTTTTAAATTAATTATCTCAATGTCAATCGGCACTTGCACACCCTCTACACCATCTTTCTCTGCGTAACTGTTAAGCAGATAGCCAATGGGGAATGAACATTTTGGTGCAACTCTAAATGCGTAACCATCGTTGGCCTTACACTCAATGTAAAACCCCCAATGCAACTGGCACTTCACAAGCTCACCTATTGTGTATCTTCCAATTCGTTGAATAATACGCTGGCCTTTAATATACGCATAAAAATATAACACACAATAATCTTCTTCCTTACGTATACCAAGCCTAATGCTATTCCAATGATGCCAACCTCGAGAAAATCCTATAACCTTTTGAACACCATCTGACTTGGCAATGTCAGGCACAATAAATTCGCAGGTTAACTTGGTAGGTTTGTAAAACAGTTTCATTTTTTCATCCATTGTTGCATCCACCCTGCACCACACACGGCACTAACAAGTGAAGCGCATAATGAGAGGGTAAAAGTTATGAATTCGCTATTGCCATAGAACACTCCAGACATTGCGAAACCTACTGACCAGCAAGAAAGGAATAAGGCTGCTGCTGCCCATAATATTAAAGATAGTTTTGTTTTCATAATTTATAAATTTTCAGGATCCAATTCTTCGTTCAATAGTTGTTCTAATTTCGGACTTAAATAGATAGGTTTGTCACCATTCGTAATATCCGTTAGCACCCAACCGCCTCTAATGTTGTTTTCGCGGTCTGTTTCCTCATAATCCCAATGTAATGTTAGTGTTGTTTCCATAGTTATTTAGTTTTAAATTTTGACAAAGATAAAAATAAAATAATTAAATAGAAATTTTGTTTTAATAAAAATTTATAGTAGGTTTGCCGAAATTAAAAAACTAACAAATGAAAGCACTAATTCAAAAATTACTCTTCGGTTACCGAAATAACCCAGAAGCCTACATTCCTAAAGGAGGCGCAAAATTAACGCATAAAGGTGGCAACGCTGAAGCCATACATTCAGCATTAGTGTTAATGCAATATCAAATTCGCAATGCAAAAGATTAAACCAAAACGCAAACTTGGAAGAGCAATTTGTGACAGTTACATTCACGTTCCAAAACCTGCAACCATTACGCAAGAGCATTGGGATGTTTGGATCAAATATAATAGTGGTCTTACATCGGTTGAATGCGCTATGGTGTTCGGAATAAAAGTACACCAAATCACAAGTATAATTTCGGGCATAGTAGAGAGATTGAAAAACAAATCAAAAATAGCTGAAGACTGGAGCGAAGATTTCGCTTCGGTGCAGGCTGCAATGGAATTTAAACAAAGAATAGCGAATAACATTTACATGGCTATTCGGAAAGCAAAAAAAGAAAATACAAATCAAATATTAATAATGAGTGAATTATGAAAACTTGCAGCAAATGTAAATGCGAAAAGCAACTAACTGATTTTTGCAAAGACAATAGTGTTAAGTCGGGATTACGTTCGTATTGTAAAAGTTGTAATTACTTAATGCAAAAAAATTGGATTGAAAAAAATAAGCATAAGGTCAAAGAATATAATGAAAGGTCAAGACCAAAAGTTGCTGCTAAAAAAAAAGAAATTCAATTGAGAAAGCAAATTGAAAACAAATGTATTAAATGCAATTGCTCATTAATAGGTAGGCAGTTATTATCAAGGTATTGTTTTGATTGTAAAGTAGAAATAAAAAAAGTTTGGCGAAATGAAAACCACAAAAGAAATATTCATACTGCAAAAAATTACTTTCAAAAAAACAAAACTGAAATTAATAATAAGACACGCTTATTGGAAGCTAACAGAAGAGAAAATGTAACTGATAGATATGTGTCAAAATTATTGAGAGAAAAAAACGGATTTACAATTGAGCAATTAAAAAATAATCCATCATTATTAGAAATTAAAAGATTAATCATAAAAACAAAAAGAATATGCAAAACATCGTAGAATTAAGAAATAGCTTAAGTGATAATTACACTAAAATGAAAGCAGGAAAAATGGGTTTAAATGTAGGCAAGGAATTAGCCAATACCGCTGGTAAAATTATTAACTCATTAAAAGTTGAATTAGAATATAATTCAATGATGGACATTAAGAAAAAAATAGATTATTTAGATACCGAAACAAAAAAATAATATGAATAATAAACCAACACCCGAACAACTACAAGAAATTTACGATGCAATCAAGCAAATTAACCTTGAAAGAGTGCAGACCTATGGCAGAAATGCTGGCAAAGGCGCATTCGTGACCATTGGTGAAAAATGTTTTATGACCCAAGAACAAGTCAAAAACATTCTGCGAAATCGTGTGGCAAACTGGAAGCCACAACATTTTAAAGTTTATAACCTTGCAAAGAAATATGTTAAAATATGTTAAAAGCATAAAATAAATTTGTAGGTTAAATTACTATAGTTACATTTGTCCCATCAAAAAACAAGAACAATGAACTACACACAAAAACAAATCGAAAACGCAAAAAGAAATTACAACGCAATGTTAGTAATCAGAACAGTTGAATCTTATGAGCCATACATCATTGGGTGGGCTGCTGCTCAACAACGCTGCGAATGGCATAATAATAAGGTAGGTGCTATTCTTGCTGGAAACAAAGAATTAGAGCGTGAGTGGAAATTATTTTTCTTAACTGAAGAAGTTAGAGCAGACCAAAAGGCTGAAAAAAACAAGGCTAAATTATCAGCTAACAAGGAAGCATCTTCAGATGTGTTAGGTCAAGTAAAATTAGCAGGTAAATTGCTTAAAGATTACTATGCATTCGTAAAATCTAACAAACAATTTGCTCGTGAATTTTTCTCAAAAAAGTTTACTCAAGAATCAGTTAACGCTTTTTTATCAAAATAAACTTAAAATAAATTTGTAGGTTAAATTAATATAACTACATTTGCACTCACATTATTAATCTTAAAAAACAAAACAACATGAACACATTTAGAAAAGTAACATTAGAAATCAGCAGAGGAAATGGTTATGGACAATACATTGTATCTGCTACTTACAGAGGTAAACAAATTCAAGCGCACACAACCGATTCTGAAGCATTCGATTGGTTGAATGATGACAGTAATAAAGCAATGCACCAACAAGCCAAAAAACATTGCTACAATAAAATAGTATCTGCATACCAAAATCAATATTAATCTTAAACAACTAAACTAACAATGAACTCAATTAACGTAATCACAAATGTGTCTACACTTACAACGTGGCAAATCGAAAATTCTAAAGAACGCATAGAATATGAATCAGAAATCCAAACATTTTATGTGTGGAATAAAGACAACGAAATAACTGCTTCAATCGAACTTAAAGATGCATTCTGGACAATGCAATTATGTGATTTGGCAGTTAGCAATGACAAACACGAAATTAACTTACAATTTAACGATTACATTCCGCACACCTCATTTCTTTCAATGGTATTAACCGATTTTTTACACAAAAACAAATAAATAAATCAAATGACAATCAAAGGCACAGTAAAGCGCATTGGCGCAACGACAACAGTTAGTGATGGTAAATTCTCAAAGAGAGAACTAATCCTAACAACCGCAGACCAATATCCGCAAGTAGTATCAATCGAATTGCAGCAGAAAGCCTGCTCACTTGCAGATGACCTTAAGGTAGGGCAAGACATTGAGGCATACATTAACATCAGAGGTCGTGAGTGGACATCACCACAAGGTGAGGTTAAGGTGTTCAATACCATTGCGTGTTGGAAGATAGATGCGAATCCATTCACCCAGACTGAAGAACCACAAGAAAGTTATTCAAAGCCAAGCGCACCAATAAGTAATGATGATTTACCTTTTTAATCTAAAACATAACTAACAATGAACACAATTCAATTAAAAAAGGCAACCAGACAACAAGTAAAATTGAGGTTAAACATATCTGCTCCATCTGGAGCAGGTAAAACCTATTCAGCATTATTAATGGCCTATGGCCTTTGCCAAGACTGGTCAAAGATTGCGGTTATTGATACCGAAAATGGTAGTGCATCATTATATTCACATTTAGGCGAATTCAATGTTGTAGATTTAAGACCTCCATATCAACCAGAGAAATACACGGAGGCAATTAACGCTTGTGTTGATGCAGGAATGGAAGTAATAATTATTGATAGTAGCAGTCACGAATGGAATTGCCTATTAGATGAAAATGAAGTGTTAGCGCAAACATCTTTTAGAGGCAATACTTGGAGTGCTTGGAGCAAAACAACACCAAGACACGATAAATTTGTAGCATCTGTTCTACACGCTAATGCTCACGTTATTACCTGCACACGGTCAAAAATGGAAACTGTGATGGGTGAGGGCAAGAAAGTTCATAAAGTAGGTATGAAAGATGTGCAACGTGAGGGATGGGAATATGAATTGACTGTTTCATTAAATTTGGATAGAGATACACATTTAGCTACACCATCAAAAGACCGCACTAATTTATTTGAGGGCAAACAACCTTTTTTGATTACTGAAGAAACTGGTAAAGCAATTAAGCAATGGTGTGAACAAGGTGTTGAAAGTGCTGATAAAAGATTAAAGAAAGCTACAACTATAGCTGAATTAGCTAATATTTTTAATTCGCTATCAGCAGCAGATAAAAATACTTATGTTACAATTAAGGATGAAATGAAAACCAAACTAACACCTAACACCGAAGCATAATGAAACTAACAATCTATAACATCGAACAAAGCTATAACCAATTAGCTGAAGAATTAATCGAGAATGGGGGTGAATTAACCCCCTCTCTTGAGGAAGCACTTGCAATCACCGAAGAGCAGCTACAGAATAAATCTGTTGCCTATTCATTTGTTATTAAGCAAATGGATGCTGATGTTGAAATTATTGAGGCTGAAATAAAGAGGTTGCAGGCAGCGAAGAAGCAACGTGAAAAGGCATCAGAATACCTTAAAGACCGCATTAAACACGCTATGGATTTATTCAGCATTGATGAAATTAAAACACCATTGGTTAAGATTAACTTTAGAAAATCTGAAACTGTTGAGGTGGAAGATGTGAATGCTTTGCCTGCTGCATACAAGGTGGTCAAAGTTACTGAACAAGCCGATAAGGCTGCTATTAAAGCAGCGTTAAAGGATGGTGTTGATGTTGCTGGATGCAGCATTGCAACACATCGTAATTTGCAGATTAAGTAATTATTACTTATATTTGCAAACGAAATAACCGCCAACTTGAAGAAATTTAATAATATAACCCCTATCATCGTGCAGCCTCTTGGCGGTGGCGCACTTTGTTAGGGGTTTCTTTAATTTATAAAATATGATATCATTATTTAAGAGTGCAAAAAGTAACCAATCAGATGCCAGTATTGAGGTAGATGAGTATTTTGATGGTATTAAAAATGGTCGTTGGCAAGATGAGGTGCTAAACTTTCGTGCTGGTCGCACACAAAAAGAGTTAACTACTTGCGTAACTGCGAGTGGTTCATTCAAGCAAAGGGCAGCCAATAAATTGCTTGAACATAGTGGTTTCATTTGTCTTGATATTGATGCGAAAGACCAAATTGCTGAAGTTGACATTGAGAGAATAAAACGCAATGAGTATGTTTACTCGGTGCATCGTTCACTATCTGGTAATGGCTATGCAGTCTTTATTCGCATTGATGGTGCAAGGCATTTGGATGCTTTTCTTTCGCTTGAAAATTACTTTATGGTTCAGTTTTCAATTGTGCTGGACAAGTCTTGCAAGGACACATCTCGTTTGCGTTTTGTGTCATATGACCCAGACATCTACATTAATAAGAAATCAAAACAATTTAAGACCTACTTAAAGAAAAAAGACAAACCAAAGCCAAAGCCAGTAGTTATTAAAACTGATTTTGATGAAATGGTGGTAAAGGCAGCACCAATGAATTTGTTTGATAATTATGAAGACTATATTCGTTTGGCTTTTGCTTTGACGCAGGAATTTAGCGAAAATGGTCGCAACTATTTTCATTCACTTTGCCAATCTTCACCAAAATATTCCCATAGGCAAGCAGAAAAAGATTATAATGTAGCTTTACAAAGAAGTGGAACTGGAGTGAGCATTGCATCTATCTACTACATTTTTCGCCAAGCAGGTATTAGCACAACATCCGAGCGAACCGAAAAAATAAAGAGCATTGTCAAACTTTCAGATAACCCAAAAGAAGAGCTTGCAAAATTAAATATTACCGATGCCGATGAATTTCTTAAACCTAATTTAAAAAAAGAAAATACAGAGATTGATGAAATTATTGAATTGATAAAATTAAACAATGTAAAATTTAACGAGATTACACGAAATTTTGAATTCAATGGCGAAGAAATGACCGATCGTATTCTTGCTAATTTTTATACAAAGGTATGGATGAAAATAGATGATGGAATTTCAAAGGATAAAGTGTTTACATTGATTCAAAATAAAGACAATAGCACATCGTATAACCCGATTAAAGATTGGTTTGAACGTAATTCACATCTGCAAACTAATAATGAATTTGACAAACTAAAAAAGTGTTTTGAGATAGAACAATTGATTTATGAGAATGATGGTGTATACACATTTGATGACTATTTAGATACCTATTTAAAAAAATGGTTATTAGGATTGATTGGTTCTGCTTATGGCACATACTCATTAATGATTTTGGTAATTACCGGAGAACAAGGAATCAAAAAAACTGAATTTTATAGAAATCTTTTGCCGAAACAATTGCGTAAATTTTATGCTGAATCAAACCTGGATGAAGGCAAAGATTCAGAAATTTTAATGACTAAAAAATGGCTCATAGTTGATGATGAGTTTGGAGGTAAGTCAAAAAAAGATGCTACAAAATTAAAACGTTTAAGCAGCCAACAAACATTCTCCATTCGTATGCCTTATGGCCGAGTTTCTGAAGACCTGATGAGATTGGCAGTATTAGGAGGTACATCAAATGATGCCGAGGTAATTAATGACCCAACAGGAAACCGAAGAATAATCCCAATAAACCTTATTAGCTTTGATTTTGATTCATACATTAAGATTGATAAGGACAAACTATTTATTGAGCTTTACAACGAATGGAAAAGTGATAAAGAGGCTTGGTTTCTCACGAAAAGAGAAATCGAATACCTGAACAAAGCCAACGAAAAAAACATCGAAGTTATGAGCGAGGTCGAATTGATAAACAAAAACATTGTTTATGACCCAACAAGCAAAATGACTAACACGGATGTCATCCTTGAATTGCAAAAAATACATCCAACTTTCAAAACTAACACCAAAAGAATGGGGCAGGCTTTGAAAAAATGTGGCTATTTTCAGCAAGTTATGAAGGTAGGTACAAAAGTAATTCGCGCTTACGAGATAAAAATCAAAGGATCTGTAACCTCTTATAGTATTGAAAATCAAAATGATACGTTCTAAAGGTTACAGATTACACATAAAAAGCGAATTTCTATTATGCTGTATAAAATAATGTGTGCGTGTGTGTGCGTGTGTGTATAATGTATAGTAAGTTAAATAAATGATATAAATGTGTAAATCTGTAACTACCTTGCAAGAGTAAGTTACAGATTGAAAAAAAAGTGTAAACATCTGTAAAAAGTGTAACTATGTTGAGAGAATACCAAAAACAAGCAATAACATTAATTGAGAGCAATCAAAATAAAAACATCGCTCTACAAATGCCAACCGGAAGTGGCAAAACTTTTACCTTTTGCGAAGTAGCTAAAAGGCATTACGCAGAAAATATTACAAGTGTGCTAATATTGGTGCATAGACAAGAACTATTACAACAAGCCAAGAATAGTCTTGGAGAACGTTGTTTCTTGATTGAGGCAGGTGTAAAATCAATACCAAATGATTATGCCTACTATGTTGGTATGGTGGAAACAGTTGCAAGAAGAATAAATAAGTTGCCTAAATTTGGTTTGGTAATTATTGATGAATGCCACATCGGTAATTTTAAGAAGATGCCATTCTTTCAAGACATAGATTGTAAAGTGCTTGGAGTTACTGCAACACCGATAAATGAATACCCATTGGCAAACTATTATGCTGAACTATTACAACCAGTTACCATTACCGATTTGATTGATAACAACTATTTACTAAACTGTGATGCGTATGGTTTTGCATCTGATTTAGTAGCAGCTCAAAAATTTAAAATCAAAGGCGGTGAATTTGATGAAAAAGAAATGGAGGAATTTTATTCCAGCGAAAAGATGGTTAACAATGTAATTGAGAGCTATTGGAAATTATCAGCAGGTAAGAAAACATTAATATTCAATGTAAATCTAAAACACAACGATGCAGTTTATTCTGCCTTATTACTTGAGGGTTTAAATGTGTATAGTATTACCGGTGAAACGGAAAAAAAAGAACGTAGTGAAATATTGCAAAAATTCAAAGCAGAAAATGATGCCATAATTTGTAATGTGGGTGTGTTGACTGCTGGATTTGATGAGCCAACAATTGAAACGATAATACTTAACCGAGCAACAAAATCTCTATCATTATATCTGCAAATGATTGGTAGGGGAAGCAGACCAAGCGAAAATAAGGATAAATTTACTGTTATTGATTTGGGCAAAAATACTGCAAGACATGGTCAATATACAGACTTTTTTGATTGGCAAACATATTTCAAGAATGGCACTAAAAAAGAAAATAAAAGTGTTGGGATGTCACCAGTAAAGGAATGTCCAAATTGTGGTCATCTTCAGCATACGAGAAAAATAAAGTGCGAAAGTTGTGGTCACGATTTTGAAGAGGAGAGAAAAGCACAAGAAGCGGAAGAAAAAATAAAAGAACTTGTAAAACTAACCAGAGAAAAACCTATTAATATACCTACACAACATTTATTTCAATTAGCAGAGGAACGCAAATGGAAACCATACGCAGTTTTGCACAAGATTTGCGACCATATTATTCAGTATGAGTTAAAACATTCGCCAATAATAACTCATTACCATTCCGTAAAAATGGCAGGTGAGCAGCTATCTGTTTGGTGCAAAAAATATGAAAAGCAAAATAATAGGTGGCATCAAGATTTTATTGTAAATTTGTTGAATGCAAAACGAAAAGAAGCAACAATCGGAGGATAAAATACAGAGTGATTGTTATGTATGGTTTCATAATACCTACCCACAACACCGTGGTTTGTTGTGCTATAACCTAAACAATTCAAAAAATAAAATTGATGGCGCGAGAAACAAGGCCAAGGGTTTGCAACCAGGTAGAAGTGATTTTACATTTTACTATCAAGGTCAAGCAATTTTTATTGAGATGAAAACAGATACCGGTAAGCAGCACATGGAACAAAAAGATTGGGAGAGATTGGTCATCGAACACGGCTTTAAATATTACGTTTGCAGAAGCCTTTTGGAATTTATGGATATAATACATACCTTTGTACCAAAGTGCGTTTAAAATCAATATAAATGGCAATAAAGAAAACTACAACTGGTAAAGGCAAACACTTCTTGTCAGTAGCACAAGGTGCAGGGATGACAGAAGCAGGCCGTAAAGCTTATAATAAAGCAACAGGTTCAAATCTTAAAGCACCTGCACCTAACCCAAAGACCGATAGTGATAAGGCACGCAAGAAATCATTTTGCGCACGTTCGGAGGGATGGACAGGTGAGCGTGGTAAAGCAGCACGTGATCGTTGGAATTGTTAACTATAAATAAATACATTATGCCACTAAAAAAAGGTTATTCGCAGCCAAGCATCGAAAAAAATATTAAAACCGAAATGAAAGCAGGTAAACCATACAAGCAAGCGGTTGCTATTTCGATGTCGGTGGCTAAAACTGCAAAAAAAGCAGCAAAGAAACGTTAAACAACGAAAAAACAACGATATGGCTGGAGGTAGAGGACAAATACAACCGAGATGGAAAAAAGGCGAGTCTGGCAATCCCAAAGGTAGACCCAAATTGCCTGATTTAAAAGAGGCTATGGCCAATATATTAGGTGAGGAAAAAAATGGCAGAAATGCTCTTGAAGTAATACTTGCAGCGTTACAAGCCAAGGCAGCTAAAGGTGATGCCAAGGCTGCTGAACTATTGCTAAAGTACACCTATTCACAACCTGTGCAAAAAGTTGAGCAAAGTGGTTCAAGTGATGTTACTATTCGCGTTGTTCGTTCGTGACTGAAATCATAATTAATTTAAAAAAAAGACATCCAAATCAAGAGCATATTATTTCTACTGCGAAAAGATTTAATGTTTTAAAATGTGGCCGAAGATTTGGTAAGACATCTTTAGCTGAAGAATTAATTATTGACCCAGCATTGGATGGTTTTCCGGTTGCCTATTATGCTCCAACTTATAAAGATTTGGAAGAATTTTGGACAGTCATTAAATCAATTGTTCACGATATTATTAAAAGCAAATCCGAGCAACTAAAACAAATTAGATTGATTGGTGGAGGTGTAATTGATATGTGGTCAATGGATGATCCAGATTCTGGCCGAGGCCGAAAATATAAGCGTGTTGTTGTTGATGAGTGCGAAAAGGCATCGCACTTGCAAACGGCCTGGAACGGAACAATAAGAGCAACGTTGACCGATTTCAAAGGAGATGCTTGGTTTCTATCAACACCTCAATTCGGCAAAACCTATTTTAAAGAATTGCATTCACGTGCGAGTAATCATAAATTTGAACACGAATGGCAATCGTGGAAATTTAGCACCTACGATAATCCATTTATTGATGCAAATGAAATTGAAAGTGCAAAGCTCACAACCGATCCATTGTTTTTTTTATGTGAGTACATGGCCGAAGATGTTAGCGTTGGGTCTATGTTGTGGGCATACGCTTACGATTCCAATAAACACATTGCTGATTTTGAACTCAACCCGGCACAAGAAACTATTTTAAGTTTCGATTTTAACCGAAACCCAATGACATGTTCGGTTGTACAAACTGACAGGTTTAACTCGATAGATATTTACGAAACGATTAAGATTCCTAATTCAGACATTTATCAGATGTGCGAATACATAAAAAATGTTTATGGCAACAGATTATTTATCGTTACTGGCGATGCTTCAGGAAAATCGGGAAGCGCAATGGTAGCTGATAACCTTAACTATTACAAAATAATATCAACACAACTAAACTTGAATATGCGACAATTTCAAGTGCCTACTATTAATCCAAAAATTGCGGAGAATAGAGTACTTGTAAACTCATTATTGAGCCGAGGCAATGTTAGATTAAATCGTAATAAAACCAAAGCACTTCAATTTGATTTGGATAACGTGTCGGTACTTGCGGATGGGACAATGAAAAAGCATGACCGAAATGATCCTGCACAGCAAGCCGATGCATTAGATACATTTCGTTATGCATGTAATGTTTTTTTAAATAATTTTATTACAACCTAAACAAATATTATTACATTTGCATTATGTATTCGGTTATAATTCCAACACTTTGGCGCAGTAATAGAACGTTACGATTAATATCGGAGCTTGTGCAATGCGATAAGGTTGGAGAGGTTATAATAATTGATAACAATCAAGGACACATTGCTGATGGTGGTAAGGTTAAAATATTATCAAATGGAAAAAACAATTACGTTAATCCGAGTTGGAATATGGGAGTACACGTTGCTTCCAATTCACTTATCGCGATTTGCAACGATGATATCAACTTTTCTGCCAGCAAGATGTTTGAATTAGAACCAGACTATGGCGATATTTTTGGCATTGGTTCATCTTGTTATGATTGCGAATTTGAATTTGATTACCCAACTGTTTCGCCAATAAATTCACGAGGTCACGGATGGGGATGTTTGATGCTTATGAGGAATGAGGACTATTTGCCTATCCCAAGTATGCGTGTAAGTTATGGCGATGATTGGTTATTTAAGAATGCAAAAAATAGATACAACATAAACGGCATAAGAATATCGACCGAAATGAGTACAACATCACGCGAGGCAGAGTTTATAGCTATTGCGGAAGAAGATAGCAAAATATGGCACACTTTGAACAAATAGAATGGTGTAACCTAATTAAGGTTGCACACCCGGAATACTTCGTTGGAGTTAGTGTTCTTGATGTTGGATCGTTAGACATTAACGGCAACAATCGTTATTTATTTTATCATTGCGACATTACCGGCATTGACATTGGTGAAGGTGCGAATGTTGATGAGGTATGTAGTGGTCACGAATATAAGAGTAAAACAAAGTTTGATGTGGTCATAAGTACAGAGTGTTTTGAACACGATGCCAATTATGGCGAAACTTTGAGAAATATTTGCAATAAGCTCTTAAAAAAAGGTGGTCTATTTATATTTACTTGCGCCACCGATGGAAGGCCAGAACATGGCACAAAACGCACATCGCCAAAAGATAGTCCATACACAACTGATTACTATAAAAACCTAACCGAAGCCGACATACGTGCCGAGGTTGACATTGATAAGATATTCACACAATATAAGTTTAAGTCACGCACAACGTTTCCTCAAGACTTATATTTTTATGGCATCAAAAAATGATTTGTTCAACACATTACACGCAGTCAGTAAGTGGTTGCGTAAGTGACCTTAATTTTACTATACCTGGTATAACATCTGCTAACGATTGGACTGTTAGATTTACTTTTCAATCAGGCGCATCAGTACAACAACCTATTATTTTCAATGGATATACTGATGAGTTTACCATTAGTAATGAAAACTATTGGCACATCGGCACAGGAGAGGTTGTGTTTGAGTTTTTTAACGATGAGGTCAATTGTGCTTCATTTGAGTTTACTCATTGCGATGCTACATACAATGGAATAAACATTGATTTTACTAACATTCAAACAGAAAATGATTATGTCATTATACCATGCACTTGTCCTGAATAGCCTTGTAATTATTGGTGTTCATTTATTAACCAGAGTTGGTATGTTGCTTTATCCTTTTGTCAATGATGATTGGCATGAATACATTCGCAAACCATTGTATGACTGTCCACCTTGTATGGCTTCGGTGTGGGGTATTGCTGGTTGGTTTTACTTTGCACCTGATGTCAATATCATTATTTATTTACTTGCCTTATGCGGACTTAATGGTCTGCTATCAGCGATAATATACATTACATGGGAACACACGAACGAATAACGGCAGCAGGTTGGGTTTTTAAACGTGAAAGTTGTGGTTGTGGAGGTGCAGAGAAAAAGCGTTACTATGTTAAGGAAAGTGACCAATTAGTATTTTATACACGAACGAAAAAAATAACTATAAACAATGTTATCAAAGATATTCAAGAAATCTAAACCAACTTATAAAACGGATTATGCGTTGGAATTTGCTTTTAAATGTGGCGATGTTGACTACTTTGAGTTTGTAGATAAAAACAATCTTCCTTACGAACGTGGACTTGAAGCTCTGACATTTTATCAAGAAATGCAGAATGGTGTAACCAATGATTACATTAAGGCTTATAATGCAAAAATGAATCAACTGTTATCCGATCCCAAGAAAATCAACCTCAACGAAATTATAAAGTTGCAATCACGATTTGAAGAACGTTGCAACTATATCGTTAGTAAAGAAATAATTTACAAAGTTGCTTCAGTTGCATTTGTTGATAAGAATGAACCATTAACACGTTATGACTTTAAGGCCAACGAAAAAAAGATTAAGAACTGGAAGGAGAATGCCGGAGATAGTTTTTTTTTGTCAATGCCAATAAAGAAATTAATTCCGTTTTTGCAACAATCAGAACACACTTCTCTGATGTATTTGAACGTGGTGGAAAAAATAGAGAAGATACAACAGGATATTCTTTTATTGCAAACATTAGAGATGGAATTGCAAGCCGAGAACGATTGAAAATAACCGTGCTAAAATATTTACCAGCGAATTATCCAATAAATTTATTATCTTTGTACGATTTCTTTTTCTTTGCTAATGAAGCGAAGAAGACACCACCTAAACCACAACAAACCAAGCGTTAGTGGAAAATGTAATAATAAAATTTGTTGCCGACACATCTGGTCTTGAACCTGCGATTAAGCAGTTGCAATTATTAGGAAAAATTAGTGAGGAAGATGCAGCCAAGTTTAATCAGATAAATCAAGAGCAAAAAGAGTTCATTCAAAATGTGAACAAGTCAACTACTGAAATGGGCAAATTGTCTAATGAAGTAAGTGACCTAAACAAAAATATGTCGCAAAACGTTATCGGCAAGGCTGCTGCTGATTTGGAAGAGTTTACCACCAATAGCACTAATGCTATGACTGGTGCTAAAACATTAAAGGCAGAGTTAAGAGAACTGAAGCAACAAATAGCATCTGGTAATTTTACCGGAAAAGAGTTGGCTCAAATGACCAAACGTGCTGCTGAATTAACTGACCATTTAGGAGATGTCAATGAAAAAATTAAAGCTCTATCATCTGACACCAAGAGAATAGATGCTATGGTTGGTGCAATGAAAGGAGTAGCAGCAGCAGCATCAATAGCAGCAGGTGCAACTGCTTTGTTCGGAACTGAAAACAAACAAATGGCCGAGGCAGCGCAAAAGGCACAAGCAGCAATGGCATTGTTAGCAGGTGTTCAAGAGATAGCAGCATTAGCAACATCTGAAAATGCGACAAAGACATTGTTTTTAGATGGCGCACAAAAGCTTGCAACTGTAAGTAGTAGAGTGTTAGGTGTGACTATTACCACATCAATGGCAGCAGCTACTATGGGTTTGACATTAGTTATAGCTGCTATTGCTGCAATGGTTGTATCAATGCAAGATGCAGAAGATGAAGGTGCAAGAATAACCGCGACACAAGCCGATAGAAATAAGAATTTAGAACAAGCAAGTTTAGACCATGTTGAAAATATAATTAAAGCCAAAAAAGATGGGTTAGAAAAAGAAATTGAATTGCAAACTTATTACGATAGCAATGCACGTGCTGAAATAAGAAGACAGTTAAGAGATAGAGAAATTGATGATGATACTGCAAAAATTAAATTTGCTGATCAAGAAATAGTGCATCAAAAAAACCTTTCAGATATTAGACAAAAGTATGCAGATGAAGAAAAAAAGATTAGAGAAAAAGCTAAAGCAGATGCAGATAAAATAGCAGATGAAGCACGTAAAAAAGCGGAGGCAGATGCAGAAGCACGTGCTAAACTTTTAGCAGATTTAACGCAACAACTGCAACAAAATATGATTAGGCAAGAAGCAATTCAAACCGAATATTTAAAAAACGTTGATGAGATTGATGCGATGTATGCTGAACTTTCACAAGATAGAAGATTTACAACTTCCGAGCAAATTTATGCTGAAATTGAAAAACGATTAGAAGCCGAACAACAAGCAGCCATAAAAAAAGCGCAAATTGATATGGCAGCAAATCAACAAATAAAGCAAAATTATTACGCACAAACCGACATACAAATTCAGTTTAAAAAAACACAAGCAGAAGTTGATGCTGAATATGAAAAAATTGCACAAGAAGGTAGGCTTACAACATCGGCTCAAATTTATGCGGAGATAGCAAAGCGTTATCAGGCAGAAGTTGATGCAACTAAAAAATCAATTGAATTAGAAAGGCAAAAAGCAGCATTTGTAATTGATCAAGCACGTGTAATTACAGACACTATATTTACACTAAATGAGCAAAATAGACAAGCAGAATTTGATGCACAAATGTCAAGACTTGATGAAGGCCGTGAACGTGAACTGGATAACAAGAATTTAACTGAAGCACAACGATTGCAGATTGAAAAACGTTATAGTCAAGAAGCAGCAAAGTTAAAGAGACAAGCATGGGAGCAACAAAAATCAGCCGATTTAGCACAAGCAATAATTAATGGTGCGCTTGCAGTTAGTAGAGCTTGGACTTTAGGATTACCAGCAGCCATACCAGCAGCTATTGCAGCAGGTGTAGCAACGGCAGCACAAGTGGCAATTATTTCTAATACAAAACCGCCAAAATTTGCGGATGGAACTGAATTTTTAGTTGGTGCAGGTACAGGTAGAAGCGATAATAATCTTGCATATTTATCACACGGAGAACGTGTTGTCCCTGCATCAGTAAATAGTGATTACTTTCCGGCATTATCAGCAATACATAACAGAGAGGTTGAACCTACATTTGCCAATAATATATTGACTGCATTGGCTGATGGTACATTTAATCTTGCATCACAATACCATCAATCTCAAGGGCAAAATAAACCATCAATGGACATTGAAAAACTTGGCAAAGTGTTAGAGCGCAATAAGTCCAACGTGAATATAAACATTGATGAGAATGGCTTTAATAAGTATGTTGAGAAGATGAGCAGCAAAACTGAATTTAGAAACGCTAAACTTCGCATAAAAGTATGATTTGGCAATTTAGATTAATAGACATAACCAATATGTCGGTAATAGTTGATGAGCCAATAGGTTGGGATGGCATTGCGTGTAATTTTACACGCAATATGATGCATCACGGCATATTTACTAACGTAACTACAAACTCATTTGAATGGGTGGATGATGCTTACGATTTGTTGTATGCAGAGTATCAAACCAATGGTGCTAACGGAACAATGGAGTTGTTAATTGAGTATGAGTGTGCAGATGGCGATGGGTATACTACTTATTTTCAAGGCAAATTTGACTTCAATACATTTGAAAGGCAATGTTTAGATTATTGTTTTATTAAGTGCGATGTAAGCGCAACAAAATGCACAGATATATTTTTATCACGCATGGGTCAAGATGTTGACATTGAATCAACAACTAACTTTGACGGGCAAGCAATAACACCACCATTGTTGAGGGTATTAAACATTGAGGGTCAAGATATCTTTTTGCAGAATACTGCAAACAATAAGGATGGTGCAAATTGGAGTGGACACCATGATGACAATATTGGTATATCTCCTGCTAATAGATACTACTACTTTCCAGTTTATTTGCCTAATAATCCGATTATGGAGTTTGGAGAAAGCAATATTTCAAATGTATCTCCATCACTTGTTTATATAGATAATGCACAATCTAATATAATAGTTTGGCCAATGTTACCCATTCAATATTTGGGTTATCAAAATTTATCATTTTACGAAGCAACAACATCTGAAAATATTATCAATACAATAGATGTTACATGGCGATGCAAAGGTACAATGACAATAACTTGCAGTTACGATGCAGACTTTGACCTTTATCTTTTTGCAGAAAAAGCATCAAACTTTGAACTTTTTACAATCTTAGGAAGCACATACATTGCAACAGGCTCAATAGCTGCAAATACACCATTAGTTGTATCTTTTGATGTAACATTTTCAGGGACAGTTACAAACCCATCGTTTGTTTTGCAGCAAATAAGTTATTATTTTAACATTGATATTATAAAAACAACAACTTCAGGTCTTGATACATTTGATGTAAGCGTTGATTATGATGGTGGTGGTGTTAACTATTTCAATATGGAAGCGAATAGTAGTAATTCTGCATCTGTTGCCACATCAGTTTATTTGCCCGAGTTGTTAAAGTTTCTCCCAACTGCATACATGGATGAGGATTGCCCATCGGTAGTAATGGAAGAGGAATTGAATCAATGTTTAGATTTTTATCAAATAACTAAGGGCTCATTTATTCGCCAAGTAACCGAGCCAAGTGTTCCAAAATTATTTACATCATACGAGTATTTATTTGAGCAATGCAGAAAGATATTTAACATCGGTTGGGGATTTGACAATAACGAAACCGAATTAAAGATTGCACGTATTGAAGAGTTTTATAACTCAACAATAGTTGTCGATGTCGGGTTGGTTAACAAAGCTACATTTACAAATGCGAAAGATTTGATTTACGGTACGATTAATGTTGGTTATAATAAGTGGGAAGCCGAGGAGTATAACGGACTTGATGAGATGAATACCGAGCGACAATATCGCAGAAACATCGACTCAAACCCAACCGAGTTAGACCTAATGTCTGACATCATAAGTGCAGGATATACGATTGAAATAACACGCAGAAAAAACCAAGCCGAAACGGGCACAAGTGACTGGCGTTATGATGATGATTTGTTTATTGTTAACGCTAATGTTATTGAGGGCAACTTATATGCTTACAGAGGCATCGATGCTAACCCTGATAACGTTTATTCACCTAACACACGAATGAATTATGCGTTAACTCCTGCGCGTTCATTGATGCGTTGGTTTAAATCCATTGCCGCAGCACAACCAACTGTTGCTAATGAAAACTTTATATTCACAAGCGGCACTGGTAACTACATTGCGCAAGGTCAAATGCTTTATTACTGTCCGATTGAGGGCAGCACATTATCTGAAAAGGAAACTATAGATGTGAGCAACTTCGACAATGACTATTACATAACACCGATTTGGAAAACAATTTATGCAACATTTGAAGCACCTTTATCAATGGTGCAATTTGAAGCGATAAAAACAAACGTGTATGGTGCAATTAGGTTTCGTTGTGGGAATGATTTATACCTTGGAAACATTGTAACATTAAGCCATGAACCAAACACCGGACTTGCAACATTTAAACTTTTAATTAGAAGATAAAATGCCAGTATCAATATTAAACATACCAAATAGTTTTGTAACATTTTATGACCTTGGCACAGATGTTGGCCGTAGTGAATATATTACCGATACAAATTGCGGAATTCAAAAGGATTTTTGCTATCCTATTTATGAGTTGGGAGACCTGGCTTTTCAAACGCAAATAGTATCGAGTGGTGCTATAAGTAGCATAACAGTTTTTAAAGTTATGGCAGATGGAACAAGTGTAAATTTAAATGATGTAATAATAAGCATTGTAAGTAATGGAACACAAAGTGGAGTGCCGATTTACAATATTTATTTTTCGTTTGTGTTATCTAATTTGCTTGATAATACTTTTGATGGAGATTGTTTTACTTTACAATTAGATGTTGATGTTCCAGATGTAAGAACACCTACTTTTATATCGAATCAATGCTTTAAAAAAATTAACGATAAATGTTTGACAACTAAACTACAATATTTTAATAATGAAAACGCATTTGGTTTTCTTTATAGAACCGCAGTTGTTGTTATTAATCCACCACCTGCACCACCATTACTTATACCAACAACAAACTATATTCGCTTACCATTGTATCTAAAAGAACCAATAATAAGCAGCACAAAAAATGTTTATGTCCGTAGTGATGGAAGCCGTAAATTGTTATCTGCAAGGTTAGCAAAAAAATACAAGGCATTTGTTGACAATGTAACAGAGGAAGCTCATCAAAATATTGTTGTTGCTCTTAATCATGATCAAATAACTTTGACACCGGAGAACTTAACAAATGGTATTCAGGTAAGATTTGAAGATGAATATAACAATAATTTCCCAGAAATTATGCAGAACGTATCTGTTTGGTCAGCGGATTTTAGTATCTTTGAAACGCCATTTAACAATTTCAATTCAAACTGTTTATAATGAAAACTGGAATACTAATAATAGCAGTAGGTGCGAAGGGTTATGGACAATTAGCAGGTTCATTGGCAGCTTCATTACGTGCTAATAATGTTACATTGCCAATATGTTTAGCGCATCAAAAGGACACAATTACGCGACTTGATGAACAATATTTGAGTTTGTTTACCGACTTTGTTTTGATTGATGATAAACACATAACATTAAATGATAATATTGAGTGTTTCATCAAAGCAAAGGCACATATGGATGAGTTGACACCATATGACTACACATTGTTTTTAGATGCAGATGTGCTTGCGTTAAATAATGGCACTATCAATGCAGAGATTGAAAAATTAAAAGACATTGACTTTACAATTAAAAATAAAGGACTTAATAAAACTGTATCTATTTGGGCGGATATGAATGAGGTTGTTAAAGTTTATGAACTTGAAAATAAAGATGTGTATGAAATACATTCCGAGTTTATATGGTGGAAAAAAGGCCACCCTGCAATGGTAAAATGGGCAGAAAACTTTGAGAATTTAAAAGTTAAACCAACTAATTTTGCTGGTTGCGTTGCCGATGAATTACCATTGTTTATTTCAATGGCTCAAACGAACACCAAACCGCACATAGATAATTACAATCCCATTTATTGGTTTAATCAGGATAGTAAACTGCAAAAGAGAATTAAGGATATGAAGGAGGAAGGATATTGCGGTTTAAGTATTGGAGGCAATGCAATTCCAACTGTACAACGCGAAGCCTACGATGTATTAGTTACGATTTATGCAAAGATTTTAAATTTGCGACAAACATTTAAAGCGCAACCAAAAAGAAAATGGCTTGCAAATAGAACACATTTATAATGGATAAAAAATTCCCTATTATTGATGCCGGAATTGTTACGGAAATCATTAGACATCCACATATTGAGAGTGAAGAATATGAACAATTTTTGATTTATTCAGATGATGAATATCCGCATAAATTAATTGATGAAAATAGACCTAATGAACATAACATTGCAAAGGAATATCGTAAGAAAACTTATCAGCCAGTATTCAGCGAAGTGTTTGACCGAGTGTTAAATTCTTTAAATAAAATACAACGTGCAGATGGTTTTATGTTGAAATTCCCAGACCAATCTGAATTTACTAAAATAAGCAAGGATGAAAAGTTAGATGTATATCTTAACTATAATTTTACTGCATCAAAATCTCTATTTAACTGGACTTTTCAAGTTGGTTTAAAACAAGCCGTAATAGATGTTAATGCCGTTATTATCTTATGGAATGAAGAAGAAGTATCAGACACAGAGTATACTAAACCTACACCATACATCATAAATAGTGACCGCATTATTTATTCGTATGAAGGCAATTCAATTGTGTACAAGGATGATGATGATCGCAATATTTACTATTCAGTTGATAAGTATAGTTGGAATAAATACAAACGTGATTATAGGACAAACAAGTATGTGTTAATTGAGCAATCAATTCATAACCTTGGAATATTCCCTGGCTTTACTATTGGTGGAATTGTTGAGGAAGAAGAGGAGCTTGGCCGAGAATATCAATCTGTATTTCGTGCGATGTTACCATGGCTAAATGTAGCAACTATCGAGTTTAGCGACTTACGTGCAGAGATAACGCAGCACATACATTCAACTGTTTGGATTTATCAGGATGAGCAATGTCCAACTTGCAATGGTAATGGATGGTTAATGCGCGAAAACGAACGTGTGCCATGTACAAATAGCAGATGTAGTAATGGTCAAATACCATTATCTCCTTACGAAACATTGAGAGTTAGACCTGCGAAGACATCCATGGGAGAAGTGCCAGCACCTACACCACCGATGGGTTACATTCAAAAGCAGCCAGAGATAGCCGAGTTGCAAGATAAGCGTATCAATGAGATGCGTTATCGTGCTTTGGCTGCGGTAAACATGCAATTTTTAGAAAGCGCACCTGCTGCTCAAAGTGGTGTTGCAAAGGCATACGATAGAGATGAAACAAACAACACTTTTTATGCCGTTGCAACAAACTTGGCATTGATGATGGAACGTATGTCTTTTTTAGTTGCAAAATGGAGATATGGTAATTTGTACGATGATAGTGATTTAAAACGTATGTGTCCGATTTGCATCGTTCCTAATACATTTGATGTGTTAGGTTCTCAAACCATCGTAGAAGAGATAAAAGCAGCCAAGGATAGCACATTAAATGATGCGGTATTAAGTGAGATGGAGCTTGAGTTTATAAAAAAACGTTTTCCAAATGACGTTGCAATGCAAAATAAATTACGCAATGCATTTGAACTTGATCCTGCATCAGGCAAGAGTGATGAAGAAAAAGCTTTATTAGTTAGCAGTCGATTGATGTCAAAATTAGATGCTATAATAAGCACTTATATTTTTGATTTTGTTGATCGTGCCATTGCCGAAAATAAGGATTTTATAAATCAAACCAAGGCGCAGAAGTATGCTATTTTGGAACAATATGCAACAGAGAAATTAAAGAATATTGAGGTTAAAGATTCAATTGTAAACAAGATATTTAATATTTCAGATGCACAAGTATCTACTGGCAATGCACCATCTCCAGCAGATTTAAAATATACAGTTGGAGGTTTAACTGGTATAATTGAAATCGTTAAAGCGGTAAGTAGTGGTGTTTACGATTTAGAGGCAGCTATACAAATGGTTATGGATAGATTTGGATTGACATATGAGCAGGCAAAAGCACAAATAGGAACACCAAAAATTATAACATCTGAAGAACAATTGAATAAAATAACACAATTGACTTAATGGCCGTTGGCAATAAAGAAATACAAAAAGTATTAAATGCAGTTGATAATGGGTTGATTGACTTTAATGAGGCAATACCTGCTATTCAAGAGCAGATTTATCGAAGGTTATTACGTTTTCAAAAAGAGCTGATTGTTCAAGGAGATACTATCACGAATAGTGTTAAGAATATTCAGTTGTTATCGAGTTTAAAAAGTGATTTAGAATACATTATACTTAACGATACAGACTATCTTGAAAGTGTAACAAAACTTGGCAAGTTGTATGAGAAAGTTGACACGTTAAATTACTCATATTTTAAGGCACTTGAAAAAAAGTTTAAGCCACCAAAAGTTATGGATGCTATTCGCAAGCAATCGGTTTCGATACTTGTAGATAGCTTGACCGAGAGTGGATTGAACACAGAGTTAATTACACCCATACGCGAAATGATTACTGCGTATACAACAACTGGTGGTAGCTATTCAAAGATGACCAAAGAGTTGAATAATTACATTAACGGAACACCAGAGATTGATGGCGCATTGGTCAAGTACACTAAACAAATTGCAACCGATTCAATAAATCAATATACGGCAACAGTTAATAGTGTACTTGCATCTGATTTGGGGTGGGAGTGGTTTCGCTATGTTGGAAGTAACATAAAGACAACACGCACATTTTGTAAAGCTTTAACTCAAAAACAATATTACCACATAAGCGAACTGCCTCAAATTATCAAGGGTAACTTTGAAGAATTTAAAGCAATGAATGGACAAATTTATGATCGTACTAATTTGCCACAAGGGATGATTGAAGATACTAATACAAGTAATTTTCAAGTTTATCGCGGTGGTTATAATTGTGGTCATCAGGCATATCCAATACCAAAAATATTAGTACCAAAGAACATTATCAATTCACTAAATAAATAAACAAATGGAAACAAATCCGACACAAACACCAATTAAAAAGTTTAAATTATTATTAATTACTGACACAAGAGGCATTCAAAAACATGTGCCATTTAACAAAGCAAACAAAGATTACTACACCGCTTACAAGTCAACATTGACAAAGGATAAGCGCGAAAAGTATTTGATTGAAGAAGTTGATTTATCAATTGAAGAAGCAGCAGCAATTGGAATTGCCGAAGCCTATTCAGAACTCTATCCGGTACAACGCAAACAACAATCAAATCAATCAAATGACATTGTAGCTATGTTGTTAAAACAAAATCAAGAGCTTGCAGAGAGATTAGCAGTAATTGAAGCAGTTAAAAAAGGAGGAAAAAATGGCTAAAACAAGACCATCAAAACCACGTGGCGGTTGCTGCGGAGGAAGTCGATAATTATTAATTTTAAAACAAAAACAACATGGCATTATTAGCTGAAATATTAGAACAATTATTGCCGAAAATCGGCATCCATCAAGGTACTGAAGAGTTCAATTTAATAGTACAAAATAAAGGAGTAGCATTTGAAGTACCAGACAAAGTTAGAGAAGCATTACCAACATTGCTTACAATAGATGAAGCAAAGCATAACCCATTATTAAAAGCACATTACTACGGCAATGCCCTTGATCCATTCAATAAAAAAGTTGAAACGTGGTTAACAGATAACGGAGTAAGTGAAGATGAAGCAAAAGCTATTAGCGAAAATAAAAATACATTTGAAAAGATTGAGAAAGCCATCGTAGCTATAGCAGCAAACAAGCCTCAAACAAAAACAAATGATGCTGAACTAAAGCAAAAAATTAATGAGTTAAATCAAATGCTTTCTCAACAATCTCGCGAACGTGATGAAGCGGTAAATAGTGTACGCAATGAGTATGAGAATAGATTTACGGAACAAGAAATCGATGCAATGATTGGTTCTAAACCATTGCCCGGACAGTTTGATAATGAAGTTGAGCGAAAGATTGCACGTGAGTTTTTAAATAAAAAACTTGCAGAAAAAAACGCATCTATAAAAAGAATTGATGGAAAATTAAAATTAGTTGCAAAAGATGATGAAAAAATGTTTATCTTTGACAACGGAAAGGAACTCGACCTGGACGCTCTCACGAACATGGCTTTGGCCGACAATAAGTTTATTAAAGTAAATGGTAATGGTAGCACAACACCACCAAAACCGACACAAGGAGGCACACCTCCAAAACTTAATAACGCTGCGAATAACGCAATGGCTGATTTAGATAAAGCACTTGAAGGCTTTAATTAATTTCGCAGCACAAAAAAACAAAATAAAATGGCTTTAGGATATTGCCCCGCGATGTTAATGCACATGAAATATGTGATTGGACAAAACGCACCAGAACACAAAATCACTCCGAGTGGTTTATTACGTGCAACTTTAGAAAAAGGCGCACAAGCGACACCTGTACAAGATGCGCTATCATTAAGTAATACTGCTGGTCACATTAAAGACTTGAGATTAAAGTATTACAATCGTACAATCCCTGCACAAATGTCAACAAGCGACAATTGCGATGTTGATTTAGTTCAGGCTTATGATGAAATGACAATTGATACTACTTCAATTGTAAAGTTTGGATTGCATTTCGATGATGCTACAATCGCACGTTACTGCGATGAGGCTTCTGCTTCAGTTCAAATTGGTTCAGCACCAACTCCATTTATGCAAGAGCATTTAGCAGGCTTAATGGCTGCAATGAATGGCTTCGTTGGTAAGATTGACCAGACATTATTAGGTCAAATTACTTGGGGAACAAATGCCGTAACTGGTAACAATACTGCGGTAACTGTTAACTTCAACGATGACAACACAGTAAATTCATTTGCTGAAGGATGGACAAAAGTATTGTCTGATTACACAGTAAATGAAGGCCAAGGTAGACCGATTGTAATTGGTAGTGGTTTAGTTAATAGTGCAATGATACAAGCAGCTAATGGTGCTATGACTCAATATGCACAATTAAACAATAACGCTGCTGCTGGTAACATTGATTGGTATCATGACCTTTATGCTACATCAGCATGGGGATCAAATCAATTTGGTGTATTTATGCCGGGTACTTTTGGTTTGGTTGAATTAGACAGATACAGAGGTTTTAGAGCAAAGAAGTTAGGAACTTCAACGTTTTGGAACATGGCAGTACCTGTTGATTTACCAGGTGCTGATGGTTTATTGGGTATGCTTAACATCGACTTCCAATTAAAAGAAATCGATTGCCCACAAGAAACAACTGTTGGTTATTCAGAAACTACACTTGGTGCAGGTTACTCATTAATTATGAGCAAACGTTTTGCATTGTGGCAAGTACCAAGTGATGCATTCTTATCTGCTGATCGCTTAACTGGCAACAATGGTTCATTACGTTATACTGCAACAAACATTTAACGAATGGCCTGCTTACAAGGATTAATAAAACTTGCAGGTTGCCAAATTACCGAGATGTCGGAGGCTGTTTATTCATTAAACAGCCTACCCGGCATTTCTTTAAAATCATTTGAGCAAGTTGCTAATAGTGAGCAAGTGAACTACATGGGTGTGTGGAATGCCATCAATGAACGTGCAGAAGCTCGCATAAAGAATCAAATTATCAGCCATATGTCGACACGTTATGACATCAAACGTGTTCGCAGAACAGTATCAGTTACAGGTGCGCCAGAAGTGGTAGCAACAAGTGATGATACATTTAAGGGGATGGTATTTGTTCAAGCTTGGACATTGAATGAGAATTGGGTTATTAGTCCATTTCAAACATTGCAAGTTGATAGAATATCATTTTACAAATCGGCCACAAACACGGCTACAACTGTTGACATAAAATTTGTCAACTATTTAACAAAGGAAGTTCTATTCACAAAGACCTTAACTATGGCAGATTTGTCATTGGGTTGGAATGAAATCAGCATATTAAAAGAATTTAATGCGCCATTATTGGCAATAGGTTTTACCGATACAAACATTAATGGTGTTACTTACCAAACTGTTGATGTAAATGCAAACTTTCAATCGTGCTTTTATGAGTGCTATGGTGTTGATGGTTGCGGTTACATTTATGGATTTGCTGAAAACAACGGCAATTACATTCAAAATAACACCATCAATAGTTTACGTGCAACAGTAACACTTGGATGTAGTTATAACGCTGCCGTATGCAACAATAGGCTATTATTTGCCGAAGCATATTGGTACTTATTAGGTATCGAATTTTTAGAAGAGCGACTTTACTCCGAGCGTGTTAACTTTTACACATCGATTAAAAGAGAGGAAGCAAAAGAGTTAATCAATCTTTACAATGTTAGATACGAAGAGGCTTTAAAGAATGCATTAGGTGGCTTAAAATTTGAATGTGATGGATGTTTAGAATGCAATAGTTTAGTTCAAGTATTTAGTCAGATACCATAATGCAAGTAACTGACAACATACCATTTGTAATCGGCACGATATTAGCCAAGTTTCGTGAGTTAGAAAACCCAGAAACAGTTTCTCGAGCTGCTGCATTGGCAGTATTACCTGAACTACATGATCGAATACACGTGCAGGGTAAGAATAGCAAAGGAAGTAAGATAGGCACATATTCAAATAGTTATATGAAAGTGCGTGAGCGTTACAATAGAACATCGGACAAGGATGTTGTTGCATCGTTAACAAGGCAATTAGAGGGTGGTTATACATTAAAAGCAACTGATAAAGGCTATACTATTGATAATTTTGGTAACACAATAGAAAACGATAGTAAAACAAAGATAGATTACTTAACTGAAAAGTATGGTGACATTTGGTTGTTAACAGAAGCAGAACTTGAAATAACACGCATAGTAGCTGAAGCAACTGCACAAGAACTATTTTTAAAATGAACAATAAAGCAATTATAACTGAAATAGACAAAGCTTTAATTGATGCTATTAAGGTAGAAAACAAACGTGCATTTGGTATGGCTGATTTTTATTTTGATAACGATAAAAAATATCCAGGTATCATTGATAAAGAAGAAATAATTAATCCATTCTTGCAAGATCAATATAAATTAAGTTGGTATCATCGTACTTCAACAAGTGTGTTGAGTGTAATGGAATATAACTATGGTAATAAAATGGACAAAGTAGAAGAAACTACACCTGTCCAATTAATAATTTTTACTCGCGCTGCATTAAGTTTTGAAACAATAAAAGACTGGTTTGTTTCTGCGCTTCCAAGTGTGTTAAATAAAGCAATATGTGAGAGTTTGCAGATATTTAATTGCACTATCGAGGTTAGAGGTACAGAAATGAATAGCAATGTTGTGTTTAAAGAAGAATGCACCGAACCCAACGTGAGAGTTGGAGGTCAATATGGATTAATTGCAATCCGATACGAAATCAAAACAAGCTATCGCAGAGGTTGTCAAACATTCTGCGACTGCACAAACTAAAAAAAACAATGGCTTATTATCCATCGGGTTGCGACTCAAACATCGCAGACCACGTATGCGGAACTTGCGGAGTCGAATTATCTCGCGTACGTTCTGTTGCATTCGTAAACAAACAATACTACCCAACACTTATAACTGACCTTGAAGATAGTTCATTATGGGCTGCTGGTATTGCATCTGGAAATATTTATATTTACCCAGAAGTGCAAGGTGAATTTGATGGCGGAACACCAAACATGGGTCAGGGATATGGCGATACTGAAGAGCAGCTAAATAGCTACACTTACATGTTATCATACAAGGATCCTAACTATGTAGGCAACCGCGACCATTTTAACACAATAAAAGGTTCACGTAATTTTCACGTTGCTTTCAGAAGCGAAACTGTGATTTCAATTAGTGATGAGCCTTGTACTATTGTACCAAAAAATCCTATTGCTAATGACTTAAAGTTAGAGCGCACTTGGGATATTGAGGTAAAATGGACATCGGAAAACTTCCCTGCTGAAGCAATTACACCAGACAACGTATTTACCTGTTACGTACCATAAATTGATTTAGAAACCCCGTAAGGTTTCATCAATTTTAAACTAAAAAACAATGGCTTACTACCCAAGTAACTGCAATGAAATACCAACACATCAATCTTGTACTTGCGAAGCAGAGATGGGTCGCGTTAGAGGTGTTGCGTTAATACATAAATCATTTTATAATCAAGTAGCAATTGATCCTGAAAATAGCATCGTTTGGCAAGCAGGTGTTAATTTAGGAATGATTGTATTATTACCAGAAACAAATGGCGAATATACTGCCGAACCAATAAATGGCCGAGGTTATGGATATAGTGAAGAAACATTTGTAGCATTTAAACATCTTGTAACTTATCAAGACCCCGACTTTTATGGCAATGTAGAGCATTACAATGCGATAAATGGCAGCAGAAATTACTATCTTGCATTTATAACTGAAACTATATTGCACTTGGCACAACGGCCTTGTAATTTAATAGTTAATTTACCTATAAAAAATAGTGTGAAAGATGATGTGTTGTACACTATTACTGCACGTTGGACACACGATTTATTACCTCAACAATATTTGAAGCCTGACAATGTATTTGTATGCAACATTAGCACTAATGTTTATGGAGCTTCATTTGACAATAGTTTTGATGATTCATTTGACAATCCTTAATAATGTCGCAAAAAAATAGAGCGCAAATGCTCATAGATATTACAACTAATATCTTTAATAACGTAATCAATTTTATTACCGGCCAAAACGCGCAAGATAGGTTTGTAAACTTGCTTGATAGTAGTCCAAATATATTAAGTGATAAAGACCAAACTGATGGGTATGTGGGAACAGATTCAAACAATGAAATGTTTTCAAGCTATTACGATGAGGAGATTTCAAGAGCCGATTTAATTACTGACTTAACTGCAAATTTAGCAGTAGGTGGAAAGTTTTACAGAATAAATGATGCGGTAGGATCAACTATCACATTGTTGGTTACTGCCGAAAGCAATATAAATTTATATCCATTTGGAATCGATGCCACAACTGGCGAAATAGGAACGTATGATATTACTACCGATGTGTTTTCGCCTATTGTAAGTAGCGCACAAACATTAGCACAAACATTAATATTAGGCAATACTTCGGGCGCAAACGATATTGAATTTGATGCAACACAAGGTTTATTATTCTCAAACACATCAAGACTTCGTGAGGGAACAATTGATGCTGGTTTAGGTGGTAATAAAGGCATTGCTCAAATATGTGCAGTTGGTTATGAGTTAAAGTGGGAAGCAGGGAGGTTGTATGTGATGGATGGAAATGGTACAACTATTAGATTATCTTTATACAATTTTGCAACTGCACCAACATTTACAGATGATTCTACAAAAGGTTATGCAATAGGGTCACGTTGGGTATTAGATGATGGTACTGTTTATACATGTCTAAATGCTGCATCAGGGATTTGGGTGCAAGAATCAAATATTCCCGACCTACAACAAGTAACTGATGCAGGATTGACAACAACAAATAGGTTGTTATCAGATGATGGGGTAGGCAATTCTACTGAAATAGGCAATGGTTATATACGAATAGCAACGGGCAATACTGGAGATGTAAATATTGATGCATCGTTGGTTACTGCAAGTTACGTTGCAAAACTGCCCGATAAGCCAACAAGCCCGCAAACATTTGCGATGTTGAGTGATATTGGCGCTGGTGGTGTTCCTTATACTGGTGCAACTGCCGATGTAGATTTAGGAATTCATTCATTAACTGCTGACACAATAGGAATAGGTGTTGCCGCTGGTGCTGAAAAATTGCATATTGATGGGGGTGCTACAACTACACGAGTAAAAATTGATGCAGATAATGGAGTTAATAGAA